AGCGAGCTTCTAGCCAGCGTGCTGCTCGTCGTGGTCCTGGTAGCCTTCGCATTCCTACCGCTTCTTCGGCTTCGGCTGGAGCAGCAGCCAGCTCCGCTCCTAGTGGTGCTTCTGGCAGCAGCATTAACCTCAACATTGGTAAGTGATCATGGAATCTTCGTCTGCCGCTTCTCGGTACTCAAAACTTGCAAGCGACCGGACGATCTTCCTCGATACCGCCAGGGACTGTGCAGCTCTCAGTCTTCCGTATTTGCTGACACCTACTGGTGTGGTAAATGGACAGAAGCTGCCTACCCCCTGGCAATCTATCGGTGCCAAAGGCGTTAACGTCATGGCCTCGAAGCTTATGCTTAGCCTGTTCCCTGTGACGGCTACCTTCTTTAAGCTTCAGATCAACGACGGAAAGCTGGCCTCGGATCCGAATCTAGATGCTACGATCAAATCAGAGATCGACTTGAGCCTCTCCAAAATGGAGCGGGTCGTCATGCAACACATTGCTGAATCACAGGATCGAGTGATCCTCCACCAGGCAATGAAGCATCTGATTGTAACCGGGAATGTCCTGGTATACATGGGTTCGAAGGGTGTGAAGCTGTATCCTCTTGACCGCTTTGTGGTCGTCCGTGATGGAGAGGGTCAGCCCACAGAGATCGTTACGGTTGAATCGATCGACCGACAGTTCCTTCCAGAACAGTTTCAACTAGCAAAAACCACCGTCAATCATACCGGGGACAACACTGTTACCCCTGATGTGGATGTGACTGTGGGCGATGGCGAAGCCGCAGTTTATACTTGGGCTAAGCTTGTCGATGGTCAATGGCGCTGGAGACAAGAGGTTGATGGTGAAGTCGTTCCTGGTTCAGAAGGAAAGGCTCCAAAGACCACTACTCCTTGGCTACCACTTCGCTTCAATGTTGTTGATGGTGAAGACTATGGGCGTGGACGCATTGAAGAATATCTCGGAGATCTTAAGTCTCTTGAAGGCCTTATGCAAGCCATGGTGGAGGGTTCCGCTGCTGCTGCTAAGGTGGTCTTTCTGGTTTCTCCTTCTGCTACCGTTAAGCCTTCTACTCTGGCAAAGGCCGGCAATGGGGCGATCATCCAAGGACGGGCCGACGACGTAACAGCCGTACAGGTCCAGAAGCAGGCTGATTTCTCTACCGCCTACCAGATGATCACACAGCTGGTTCAGCGGCTGTCTGAAGCCTTTCTGGTGCTGAGTGTGCGTCAATCTGAACGTACCACCGCCGAAGAGATTCGTGCTACCCAGCAGGAACTCAACGAGCAGCTTGGTGGTATCTACGGTAACCTCACCTCCGAACTTCTCCGACCCTACCTTCAACGGAAGCTGTTCGTCCTTCAGCGATCTGGTGATCTGCCAAAACTGCCAAAGGGTGTTGTGTTCCCCACCGTTATCGCTGGCCTAGAAGGCGTTGGCCGTGGACAGGATCGGGAATCTCTCATGATGTTCCTGACCACCATCAGCCAATCCATGGGTCCAGAGATGCTGATGAACTTCATCAATCCTGAGGAAGCAATCAAACGATTGGCTGCTGCCCAAGGCATCGATACCCTTAAGCTGGTTAAGACAACCGAAGAACGTAACGTTGAGAAGTCACAAATGATGGCTCAAAGCGCACAGGCTTCGCTGATTAACCAGGCAGGTAACTTGGCCAAGGCTCCTATGTTGGATCCGTCCAAGAACCCTCAAGCACTTGAATCCCTAAGTAATGTCGCCTCAAACTTCTCCCAACTCGGCCAAGGTCAAACCCCAGGAGCCCCTCCAGCAGGAGCCCCGCAGTGAGGAAGCAGTCACTCTGAATCCTCGCCGTAAATCTGCTGGCACTCCTTTGGTTAGGTCTGACACTGCTTCTCCTCATGCCAGCGGCTCAGGAGATCGTGTGACCTATCCAGGTCTCGGCAAAGTCACCATTGTTTTGCACTAATCACCACCCATGCCTGAAATCACCTTCGATCCTACCGATCCAGCCGATATTGAGGCCAGGGAAGCCGAAGAGGCCCGCCTTCTTGAGCTTGGCAGCAGGCTTCAAGACGAGGAAGAAGAGATCCGTAATGAGACCTATGACAAAGCTCGTAGGGACTCAGAAGCTGAACTCAACTATGCTGGTAAATTCAAATCAGCAGAAGACCTTGAAAAAGCATACCTGGAACTTCAAAAGAAGCTAGGTCAAAAGGATACGGATGAGTCACCTTCAGAAGAAGAAACAGAAAGTGATGACTCCACATCTGAAGAAGCAGAAACTCCTGAAGAACTGAGTCCTGAAAAGGAAACACTTCTCAAGGCTTCGGAAGAGTACTATGCTAACAACAACCAGCTCAAACCTGAGACAATTCAAAAGCTGAAGGAACTTCCCTCTGAAAAGCTTATTGAAGCGTATCTGGAACTTCAAAAGAACACGCAGCCTATTGCACCTAAACCCCTTTCGGACGCGGATGCTCAGGACATTGTACGTTCTGTTGGTGGTGAAGATTCGTATCAACAAACCCTGGCTTGGGCTGCTGAAAACTTGAAGCCCGAAGAGGTGGCCGCCTACGATAACGTTGTCAACAGCGGTAACAAGGATGCCATCTTCTTTGCGGTTCAGGCACTTAACCAACGGTACAAAGATGCTGTTGGCTTTGAAGGTCAAACCATTTCTGGTAAGGCCGTCAAACAAACCGTTAAAGGATTCCGTTCACAAGCCGAACTTGCTCGCGCCATTTCTGACCCTCGCTATCGGAATGATCCTGCGTACCGCCTTGACATCGAGGCTAAGCTGGCTGCTTCCGGCGATCTAATCTAATTGGCTGCCCGCGTCCGTGGCATTAAAACGGCGAATGTACACCGGATGGATTCCCGGTGGATGGTGAACCGTCCCGCTGCCCTTCGGCGCGGACAACTTAATAAAACACCCCTCATGCCTATCCATTGGAAGCACAAACAGAGGGGTCGCTGGCATCATCACCTAATGGTAAGGCCTCATCTTATTGGTGAGTATGTGCGGTTCGATTCCCACTGATGCCCTTGAGGATGGGACAACCTCGTTAAAAACCCAGTCATGACTGGAGTATTGGCCTGCTGCGGCAGACACCCAATACTACGGACGTATTTCCCAAAAACCGAATACCTTAAATCCGGATAAAAACCAAGTACTTGGAAAGCTGATAAACCTTCTCTTTCCTTAAAACAATGACCGCAACAGTTACCCAGCTCGGCCAAATTAACAAGGCCGGCGACAAGAAAGCCCTTTATCTGAAGCTGTTTACGGGTGAGGTGTATGAAGCCTTCCGTAACTCGACTATTGCCAAAGGCCTGGTGATGAACCGGACCCTGCGCGGTGGTAAGGAAGCACAATTCATCCATACCGGTCGTATTCAGGCTGGCTACCACACCCCTGGTAATGCTATCCTGGGTTCCGGCAACCCTCCGGCTGCTGAGACCACCATCGCAATGGATGACCTGCTGGTCGCCTCGGCGTTCGTTGATAACCTCGACGAGACCCTGGCCCAGTATGATATCCGTGGCCCCATCGCCCGTCAAATCGGCCAAGCTCTGGCTGAGTTCTATGACCGTCGTATCTTCCGCGTTCTGGACCGTGCTTCGGGCCTGACCGCTGCTGTGACCGGCGAACCCGGTGGCTTCCAGATCAACCTGGGTGCCTCCAAGGAGTATGATGCTCAAGCCCTCGTGGACGGTTTCTTTGAAGCCGCTGCCCGCCTGGACGAGATCGCTGCTCCTAAGGATGGTCGTGTGGCCGTGCTGAGCCCCCGCCAGTACTACGCCCTGATCAGCCAGGTCGATACCAACATCCTGAACCGTGAGTATGGTGCTGCCGGCGGTAGCCTGAACAGCGGCGAAGGTCTCTACGAGATTGCTGGTATCAAGATCTACAAGTCGAACAACATTCCCTTCCTGGGCAAGTATGGTTCGGCTGCTGGTACCGCCATCGACGCTGCTGCTGTTACCGGTGAGAACAACAACTACGGTGTTGCTGCTAACTTCACCAACAGCTGTGGTTTGATCTTCCATCGTGACGCCGCTGGCGTTGTCGAGGCGATTGGTCCTAGCGTTCAGACCACTGGTGCTGACACCAAGGTCATCTATCAGGGCGATGTGATCGTGGGCCGTCTGGCCTACGGTGCTGGCCCTGTGCGTGTGTCCTGTGCCGGTGCTTTCCGCAACGTCTGATAACTCCTAATTTGGAGATTATTAGGAATAGATTAGGAGGTCTCTACGGGGGCCTCCTTTTTTTGTACCTGCCTGTATTAAAGGATTGAAATGACAACAAGACTTCAAGCCATTAACCAAATGTTGAGTGGCATCGGGCAGGCTCCAGTGGTCAGCCTTGATGTTGCTAACCCTGAAATTGCCCTTGCTCTTGACGTGCTGGAAGCCGTCAACCGTGAGGTTCAAGGAGAGGGCTGGCACTTCAATACCGAAGTGAACTATCCGTTTACTCCTGACGTGAATGGTGACATTGCTATTCCTCAAAACGTCCTATCAATCTCAGATAATAAAACTTCCAACGTCCAAAAGTACCAGACCGTACTACGGAACGGTAAGTTGTACGACAAAATTGGTCACACCTATACCTTTCCTACCGGCAACCCAATCAAGTGTGACGTGGTGTGGTTGTTTGAATTTGAGGACCTTCCCCAGGTCTTTAAGGATTACATCACGCAACGAGCTGCTAGAGTGTTTGCTGGTAGAGTCCTTGGTTCGCAGGAGATGGTCACCTTCAACGCTCAAGACGAAGCCATCCTTCGTGCCAACTGCCTGGCCTACGATACCAATACCTCTGAGGTCAACATCTTTGGATTGGAAACGGGTCAGAACTTCTATGTATCTTATACCCCGTTCCGTACCATTGCTCGCTGATGGCTGCTATTTCTCAAAAAATTCCCAACCTTGTTGGTGGGGTGTCCCAGCAGCCGGATGCAATTAAGCTTCCCAACCAGCTGCGAGAGTGTATTAACTATTATCCAGATCCTACGTTTGGTCTTGCTAAACGGCCTGGCTTGCGTGGAATTAAAAAGCTTAGCAATGCGGCATCGGATGGTACTTGGTTTACCATCTTTCGAGATGAGGAGGAAAAATACGTTGTTCAATTTACCAAGCTTGGTGGCCTTAAAATTTGGGATGCCAACAGCGGCATTGAACAGACGGTAAATGCCCCAGCAGCCTCTGCAACTAGCTATGCTGTCCACACAGATTCCACAGATCTAGCCGTTCTTCAGATTAACGATTACACCTTTGTGTTGAATCGCACGATTACGGTTACGGAA